GAACAGAGGGTGCGCGTCGAGATACAGGTCGACGTGATCCATGTAGACCGGAGCGCGGCTGTCGGGGATGACGTATTGGTAGAATTCCTCGCCCGGCGAATTCATCGCGCGCATCTCTTCGCCCGGCGCACGATATTCCTTGAAGATCTCCGTCGCGCCGATCGGGAAGAAGCGCGCGCGGCCGGCAGGGATGGCGATCGTCGAATTGTCGTCGGTCCCCATGAAGTTCGACCATTCGACGCCGGCGAAGTTGAGGCTCTGCCACGCCTTCTGATCGCGCAGCTCCTGGCCCTGCTGCTGGATCTCGTAGGTCTTCCGGATCTCCGGGCTGAGCATCATCTTATCCCAGAAGTCGTCCGAGCAGAGCGCGCCGATCCGGGTGTTCGGCCCCTTGCGCGCGTTGAGCTGGCGCATCATCGGGCGATAGATGCGCTGCGTCACGTAATTGCGCAGGTTGCCCTCGGTCAGCGTGGCGAAGTTGAACATGACCGGAGCGGGCTGGGTGAAGCCGAACGCCTGATAGAGATCGAGGATGAGCGAGCGGTCGGCGTCCAAAACCAAGCCGGCGATCGCGTTGAAGCGGTGGAACTCGCGGGTGAACTCCAGCTTGCGCATCAGCTTGCGCAGCCGCTTGTCCACCTCGTCCTCGGCGTTCGCCAGCGCGACCTCGAACGGCATATATTCGTTCACGAGGTTCTGAAGCTCGATCGCTTTGATGCGATCCTCCTGGCGGAGGTTGAGCGTCGGGAGCTGGTAGACCTTGCCGCGATCCTTGCCGGGCAGCGAGCGGGGCGATCCGCGCTCGGTCGTCGGCACGAATTCCAGCGTCTCATCGTTGCGGCGCAACGTGACCGTCTCGGTCGAGATCGTCTCGACTTCGAACAGGTTCATGTTGTTCAGCATCTGCGGGATATAGACGATCGAGCCGACCATCTCCTTCAGCTCCGTCGCCTGGAAGGCTTCGTCGCTGAACACGTCGTATGCGAGCATTTCTTCTTTCCCCTGGCTCGACTGCCGCCGTTCAGTCACCGGCAGCGGTCAGGTGGTTGGTTGGTCAGTAGCGGACGCGAATGCCGCCGATACGGTTGGTGGTGTCCATCGACAGAAGCTGCGCGTTGCAGGTGGCGATCTTGTCGGCATCGGTGGTGCCGTAATTCACCTTCTTGCCGTCCAGCTCGGCCGAGCGCGTGATGGCGGTCGCTCGCGTGGTCTGCGTCGTCGACGCACGGCGACGCTGGTACAGAAAGCCGCGCGCGATCTGGCTTCCATCGGTTGCCGTCTGCGCCGCATCCCAGCGGCCCCACTTGCCGGCGTTCGCGCCGCTCGTGAACTTGGCGAGGATGCAGTTCGGCGGATAGCCGGCCGCGTTCGCCACGAGCTGGATCTGGTCGCGGCTCTGCGTGCCGGGCAGCTCGTCGATCAGCGCCTCGCTGTCCTGGCCGCGGATCGCGAGATCCTTGATACGGGGTTCGTAAGCCAATTTTTGTCTCCCTTCCTGGTGAAGCAGAACCGATTAGTTCTGCTTGTTCGCCTGCTTGCCGCCGGCCGGGTTGCGAGCAGCGGCACGCTTGTTCCGACGCGCCTCCCGGGCGGAAGCGGCACCGTCGTCGCCCTCGCCGCGGTTCTGCTGCTGACTGCCAGCGGCGGCGCCGGTCTTCGGCCGCGTGTTCGCGTCGTTGGCGAGTCGCTCGCGATGCTGCGCCTGCCGATCCGACTGCGAGGTCGGGGCCAAGTCGCCGCCGCCGGTGCCCGCATCACCGCTGGCCTGCTGATCGTTGGTGGTCGTGGTCGCCGCCGGCGGCGGTGCGATGTCGCCCAGCGTCGCCATCACATCGTCGGCCGACATCGATCCGTTGCCCGACATGAGCAGTCGCGCCGCCGCTTTGGGATTGGCCGCGCCGACATCGCTGGTCATCACCGCGTTCCAGCGCTTGTTGTTCTCGGCCAGCGCATCCTTCATGTCGGCATCCGCCGCCGCCTGGATCTGCGTGGCCGACAGGGTAGCACCCTGACCACCGCCGTTGTTCGCCACCGGCGCCTCGTCTTCTTCCGGCTCGGCCAGCGACTTGCCGCTGCTGAGCAGATTGAGCAATTTCATACGGGCCATCTCACGCTCCTTTAGCGGCCATACCGCTGTTGCATCCGCGCCCAGAACTGATCTTCAGATAGCACGCCATCCGCGAGAACATTGTCCGTTGCGTGCTTTCCCATATACGTGAGGGCTTCCGTATCGCGAACAGGCTTTTTCCGCAGGCCGCGACCTCGCGCAACCGTCGAGATAAATAGCTCCCGCATCTCATCAAGCTCGGCTTGGATCCGCGCCGCGGTGTCCTCGCCCATCGTCTCAACGGAATTGCCCTCCGCCTTGTGCTTACCGGACCGGAACAGCGTCACCTTGACGCCCTCCTGCGCCAGCGCTTCCTCGACGTTCGAATAGATCCACAGCACGCCGATGCTGCCGACTTCGCCAGTGCGGGGCAGATAGAGCTTGTCGCACGACGCTCCGATTGCATAGGCGGCGCTGCACGCCTGCTCGTTGGCCAAGCCCCAGATTGGCTTGCCGCCGTTGCGCTCGTTGCAGGCGAAGATCAGGTCGCATAGATCGAAGCAGCCCGATACCACGCCACCAGGGCTGTCGATGTCGAGATAGATGGCGCGAACATCGTCATCGTTCATCGCGGCGATCAGCTTCGCCTTGATGCCGTCGTAGCCGGTGCTGCCCGAATAGGGCTCCAGCCCCCAATTCTTCATCAGCGTGCCGCTGATCGGGATGATCGCGATGCCGTCGACGAACGCGAAGGGCTTGCGATCATTGCCGCCGGTCCGACGCTGCGCGCCGCGCCGCGTGTCCGCCGCCATGCGAGCGTCCGACAGCACGGCTTCCATCGCCACCTGATCGAGCGGCATTCCCTCGATCTGCTCGACCAGCTTGATATTCAGCCGCGACCGCATCGCCGAAAGGATCACCGTAGCGTGACGCGGCGTGACCATGATCGGCCGGTTCAGGATTTCCGCCGAGACGCGGAGCAATGGGTGGTTGGCAGACATGGTTATTCTCCCTGCGGCGCCGGCGGCGCGGGCTTATTGTCGGGGGCGGGCGGGTTGGTGCCGTTCTCTTCGTCGAGCTGCGCCTGTTCGGCGGGATCGGGCTCAGGCTCGACCGAACCACCTTGGCCGAAGGTCAGCTTGATCCCCTTGCGCGCAGCATAAGTCATCGCGCGCGCGGTCGCATCGATGTTGTCGTAGAAGTCGCCGCCCTGCGAAGCGGCTTCAGCGATCGGGTTCGACGTACCAGCCATGACGCGCATACCAGCGCCGGCCACATCCTTCACCGGATCGACCCATCCCATCGCCGGTCCGCGCCACTCGTGCTGACTGTACTCCGCCATCGCCTCGTAAAAATCGGGCGCGCCGGGCGGCAGCTCGATCCGACCCGTGACGATGCATTCCTCCAGGTGCGCGAGCGCGATCTGCGCCGGCACGGACGAACAGAAAATGTACCGATCGGCGAAGGTGAGCCGCCAGGCATCGATCAGCTCGGCGCGGATCGAGGCGAAGCTGGTCTTCGAATAGTCGTTGGAAACGCGAGCATAGGACATACCGGTCGCGTTCGCGAGCGCGCGGTCGAACGCGAAGCGGAAGCTGTCGGTGTTCATCGACGCATGGCTGGCGCTGGCGATTTTGATCTCGTCGCCGGGGGCCATCAGCGGGATGGCCTGCCCCTCGGCATTCAGGCCCTCATACATGCCGAAGCGGGTATCGATGTCTTGCGCGAACCGCGCCGCTTCATCGCCAGTTGGTGCCGCCTCGCCTTGACCAAGCCGCGCAAGCGCCTCCGCCGTCGTCTTGTCGGTCTGGATGAAGATCGACATGAAGGCGGCCTTGATCGCCTGCTCCAGCGTCTTGTTGTCGAACACGTCCATCATGCGCGATTGGCGAAGATAGGCGAGGATCGCCGGCATTCCGCGCTGCGCGCCGGGGCGCATTGACGGGAACCAGTGGACGCCGATCGGCCGCCCCATGTCCGTCTCACGCGCCACCCGCGTCCATTGACGCTTGCCGTTCGCCTCGCTCGGATGGCGCTTTTCCACCCACAGGGCGGTGTATGCGCCGTAATCGTCCAGCTCGCGGCCGGCACACAGGAACTCGTTATCGACGCGATTGTCCGGGTTGCTGATCCGATCCGGATCGACCACCTCGACGAATGTCGCGAAGCCGGCACGATAGCGGCGCTGGCGCTCTTCGTCGTACCGAATGATGAGCGCCGCTTCGCCGTCCGCGCCATAAGTGTTGCGACACACTTGGAGCATCTGCGCGCCGAACTGATTGTGTCGCGCCGCGTCATTCAGCTTGCGGGTATCGTCGCCCCAGAGCGAGAACAGGTTCTCCCACTCATTGGCGAAGCGCTGCGCCCACTCCGCCGACAGGCCAAGCATCTCATAATTCGGCATTGCCTGAAGGCGGAGGTTCGCGCCGACCATATCGACCGCGCGCTTAGTCAGCGCGGACCGCAGGTTCACGTTGTTCCGGTCGACCTCGCGCGCATTGATGACGGCGGTGCGACGCTCGCGAACGATCTCCTTGTTCGCGCTCGACAGGCTGAAGCTGACGTTGAAGGCACGCCGCCCGCGGGGGATCTCCGCGCCGCGAAAGAAGTTGCCCGGTGCCAGATTGGGAGTGAAGACGGGGCGGTCGCCCAAGCTGGCGCTGGCACCGCCGGCGGCGGCGACAACGACGCCCTTGCCGCTGCTGGTCAGCGACGGGGCGGTCAAAGCATTCGCCATCAGAAATCACCTCCATACGGAAACCCGACCTGAATGCCGCAGTATTGCAGATGGCGGGGATTGCCGGCGCGACGATCGCGTTCGCTGCACGCGTCCTTCAGCATCGCCTCCAGCTTGGCAAGGTTCGGTCCGGACATCTCCATCCGCCGCCCCTCGCCGGCGACGACGCGCGCCACGTCGCCACCGGCTACCGTTTTGATCTTCGACCGAAGCAGCGCGATCTCGTCTGCCAGCTCCTGATCGGTGGAATCGCCATATAGATCGCTCACCGCGCGGGTCTCCTGTTGAACTGCCTAAACCGCTCGTAAAAGCCGGCTTCGGCTTTCTGCTTAGCAGCTTCAGCTTTGTCCTGCACCGGCATGAACGGGCGCGCCCACGGCGGCGGGTTGCTCCAGTCGATCCGATTATCCTCCGGATCGAGCAGTCGCCGAACGACCTCGCAACCGACCCAAATATCCCACAGCTCGTTCTTGCCCTTCCTGATCCACTGGCCGTTGATAAGCGTCTCGGAGATCAGCTCGCGGATCTGGCTATCGGTCACGTCGCCGGGCAGGTGCATTCGCAGCGGGCCAGGTGCCTCGATCTGCATCCGGTCCGCCAGGATTTTCTTCAACTCGAACACGTTAATCGTGCGCTCGCCGATCGGCACCGGCAGCTCGCGACCGCCGACGTGCGTGATCTGCCGATAAGGCCCGACGAATTCGTTCTTCTTCCAGGCGTCGCCCATCTGAAGCGATACCTGCCACGGCTGGAAGGTGCCGGCCGCAACGTGGTTCGCGACCCATCGCCGCGCATTGTCGGTCACGCCGGGCACGCCGCCGGTGTCGACGCCCATCTTCGCGATGCCGAGCCGGCGACCCGATCCATCCGCCAGCGGATAGGTCTGGCTGAGCATGTCGTTCAGCACGTCCCAATCCTTCAGGCGAAGGCCGGGCTTGATATCGACCCAGCCCACCGTCTGCTTGGCGGCGAAGCGATCGATCAGCCAGGACTCGGCGTTGCGCGACCAGCCGATCACGCCGGGCTCAAAGCGATCGCCCTGCACGTCGACCATCATCGTCAGGAAATCGACGCCGCGAGGCACCGTTCCCATCGCATAGCCGCTGTCGATCAGCCGCGTCTTGATCTCCGTGAAGACGCGCGGCTTGGATGCCGCCTCATCCTCGACGAACGTCTCGCCGAGCGACTTGACCGTCTGCTCCTTCAGGTCTGTCTTATCGCCGTTCTCCGTCGCCTTCAGGAGCGCGGCAACGAACGGGCGCGCCAGCGTCGCCAGGCTATCGAACGGCGCATCGAACGCATGGAAAATGAAGCCGGCGACCTCGTGAGCGATCAGCTTGCCGGTGATCTTGCGATCGTACCGGTCGACCTCCTGCCCCCGGCCGAACCACATCGCATCATGTCGTAGATCGAGCCGCTGCTGGTTCGTGATCGGCTTGCGGCAATGCGGGCAGATGATGCGGACCTCATGCGCCACCATGTCGAGCATGGCTTCGCGCTCCATGCCCTCGCCCAGCTTCATGAGCTGCGCGATGTTCCAGACGCCGCGTCGCTGCGCCGGCACCTCGCGCGCCGCGCCGATCAGCTTCGCGCAATGCGGACACGGGCCGAGCCGGTAGCGGTGGTCGCTGTCGGCGATAATCGAGTCGATGCCGAAGAGAGGGCCGGCGTCAGGGTGCGACGACACCAGGATCTTCGCGGTGTTGCCGTATTCCTTCTGGCGGTTCTTCAGCAACGTCACGATCGCGTCGCGGATCACCGGCCGCATGGCGTCGATTTCGTCGGCGACCGCGACCGATGCCGAGCGCGCGCGGGTGGTGCTGGGGTTCGCGGCGAGCCATTCCCAGACGCGGCCCTCGATCTCCCGCAGGTTCCAGCTCTCGACCTTGGCGGCGCGCTTGCCGTCGAAGCCTTCATGCTCGCGGAGGAACCAGTCGACGCGCTCCTTCACATAGCGCTTCACGTCCGGTTCGCTGTGCATGTACCAGAGGACGTTCCGCGACGGGCCGAACATGCCGACCTTCAGCAAGAAATTCTCCCACGCGATCGTCTTGCCCGAACGCGCCGGCCCCTTCACCGCCACGACGCGCTTCGATGGATCATCGCACGCGTCATGCACCTCCTTCAGGTGCGGGGTCAGATCATGGCTGTAGCGGACCCGGCCGCCGCCGTCGGTCTGGATGTATCTATGCTCGACCGCGACTTCGTGCGTCGAGATGTCTTCCGGTGCGCGAAGGGAATTAAGCTGCTGCGCCCACAGGTCCGCGGCTGGCACCAGGCCGCCGTCGCCTTGGAGCGCGTTCATCTCCTGCTCCAGGTCGAGCAGGGCTTGCGTATTCAGCATCGTCGTCACCCTTCAGATACGCGGCAACCGCGTCGTGCATCTTGGCGATGATCTGTCGGCTCTTGTCGACGAGGCGTTTGCGCTGCGCCGCCGGCAGCTCACCGTTCGGATCGATCTCGTTGGCGAGGTTCATCAGCTCGCGCGTAAACAGCGCGTTGGTGTCGCGCACCATTCGCGTCACGTCCGCGGTCGGCGTGTACATCCCCTTCTCGCGCGCCAGGCGGAATAGCTTGGTCTGCGCGGATGCGAGCCGATCAAGCTCGGCGGCGGTCAGGGGCTCGGGTTGATCGGCGGCGGCTTCCTTTGCCGTCGCCACCTCTTGCATCACGGCGCCCTGCCGCGCCTTGCGCGCCTTCTTCCCGCGCTTCGCGTCCTCGATGTAGCGGATCATCACCGCGATCGCGGCGCGAGCCGGGAAGTGGTTCGTCTTGTCCTCGCGGCGTTCGGCGACAGGCGGAAAGCCGACGAAGCGCTCCTTGATGAGCGTGGACATTCGAGCGTTGGTCACGCCGTAGATCTCGGCGAGCTGCTGCTGCGATGCCGTCTCCCCCTCTCCGAACTGATCGAGCGCGGCCTTCAGGCCGGGCAGGCGTTCGGAGGGGATGGGCGTCGGCATCGCTCAGCTATATGCGTTTCGCCTCAACGAGGCAAAGCGTGGTCAAAGGATGGTCAGCACCACCATGCGATCGTCGAATTCG